GCTATGGCTTCCTCATTGAATGCTAAGAGTACTGCTGAGATCAATAGCCAGATCACGGCTGCTGCACTGTGGGCTTCTAAGAACACTCATGTGAATGCCCTTGGTGATGCTATCATGGGAAGCGGGAAAGAAGTTGGCTCAGTTCGTTACTATCTTGATATCATCAAATCAGAACTCAGCAAGGGGAATAATCCCAATAGCGGGAATGCTTTCCTCAATAGCTTTGATTTCTTCACAAGGAATATGGGGCACCTTGGTCCTATGATCTCTGACATTGGCAGAAAGGTTGCGAAGATCCGTAATAACTTCATTGAGGAAGTAAATATTCCACTAGCTCAGCATATGAGCAAGATCTCTGCTAACAAGGCTGAGGTTATTGAGTTCAATACATTCCGTGAAGTGAATGCTGGACTAAAGGGCTGGAGAGGATTCCAACAGGATGCTGCTACTGGTGAGTGGAATCTTGTACAGAAGGTTACTAAGAATGGAATAGATGGGAAGAAAGTAGAGGTTCTAGAAGTTGTGCAATATCAGGGAGCTCCTTATAAGGTAGTATCTCAATCTGTAATAGATACCATCAACTATATCCAGGAGGTTAGTCCTAAGCTCTTGGCTATGGCCAATACAGCGAAGAGGATTACAGGCTCTCCTAATGTGAATGACATTGGCCTATGGATTCCTTCATTCAATCCTGTGAATAAGTTCGTAGCTTATGTGCAAGGAACTGATGATTCTACTAAGATTCTCTGGGCCAATACTCATGCAGAGCACCAGGAGATTATTCAGAAGTATAGAGCCAATGCCAAACTCAATGAGACTGGAGAGAGAGTTATTGAGAAGGGCATAGATCAGGCTGAGTGGTCTAGACTCAATGGGCGCTTGGATACTATCCATATGGAACAGGCTGACGTATCTAAGTTGAAGAGTGGATCATCTGCTTCTGCTAATATCCGTACAGATACTCAGGTGTTTGGGGAGATAGCAGGAGGGTATGAGCACTACATCAATAGTGAGATGAGAACTCTTGCTGATCTTGCTATGAGTGACATTACAGATGTGCTGCAGAAGATGAGTAAGTTGAATAGAGGGAGCTTCGACTCTCAGCCTCTATCTGCTGTAAAGAAGGTTACTGATGCGCCAAAGGATGCTGCTGCTGTTCTTAGGAATACTCTACTAGGGAATCCCAATCTTGGAGAGTATGAGGGATGGAGATCTATCAATACTAGCTTTGAGACTTTGCTATCCCATGGAGTGGGTGCTGTAGATACTATCTGGAAGAATACAGTAACCCCTCTGACAAAGGCTATGCTCGGAAGGACAAAGGCTCTCACCCCTGAGGCAATGGCTAAGGTGGACTATGAAGTCGTGATGAAGGAGATGAAAGATAAAGGTATTGTTATCTGGAATGGCTTTGATGATGCTGTCGCTAAGGAGCGAGGCTTTGCTAAGTTAGAGGATTCTCCTGATATTAGCAAGCGCCTTGTGTATGCAAGTAATGCTCTGGCTGCTACTATGATGCTGCGAGTTGGAGAGCTGGCTCAGCCTCTAGTGAATATGATGAGCTTGCCTATTCTCACTTCATTAGCAGCTGGAAGTAAGATGCCTGCTAACTTCATGGGAGTAGCTAAGGGTACAGCTAATGTGAATGCCGTGCAGATTATGTATGAGGGGATGAGAGCAACACACTCACCGCAGTTTGCTAAGCTGGAAAAGAAGTGGATTGAGGCTGGTTACTTTGACTCTGTAGTATCTGAAGCGAATAAGAGCTTGGGTGCTGCTAGGAGCATGAACAAAGGAGCCATCTCTGCTACTGAGAAGTTCTTGGATAGCAATGTTATCAAGTGGGCATCTTGGACAGCGGACAAGAGTGAAATGCTTGTACGTAGGCAGACTATGTTCACAGGGGCGGTCCTCGCTAAGAGGCTGTATCCTGAGCTTGATGACGCAGGAGTGACCATCTTTGCGCGTGATTTCATGGACAAGGCAGTGGGGAACTTTGAAGCGTCTCAGCGGCCTGTGTTCTTCCAGGGCACCCTTGGTGTGGCATTAGGGCTTTTCCAGACATACTCTGTCACATTGGCACAGCATATCTATAGGAACTTGGAACTCAAGGACTATAAGAACTTGGCCAAAGGTATGCTGGCGCAGAGTGCAATCTTTGGGACAACCTCGATGCCAGGAATCAAGCCAGTGTCTGATCTCATAGGTGAGCACTTCTCTGATGATCATTATGATCTGGTGACTGGAACCTATAGAGCACTTCCTGATAAGGCTGCTCAGACTATGCTGTATGGATTACCATCCTTAGCTGGTCTTGGTATCCAAAGTCGTGGAGATTCTAATTTCAGGGCGCCGGGCTTGGATGGTGTTGTTGCTATCAATGCAGCGCAGCAAATTACACAGGCTGTCAGTGGTATAGCTAAGAGCTTAGGAGAAGGAAGTAATGCTGGCCATGCAATGATGCAGGCTCTGTCTTTGCAGAATATCTCAAGGCCACTTGCTCGTACAGCTGAGATAGTTACTGGCTATAGTGTTACTCGTAAAGGTAATACAGTGCAAACACCTGAGGAAGTATGGACTGCTACTGGTATTATCTCTCGTGTGATGGGGGTACGTCCAGTAGAAGAAACCAAGCTGCGGGAGATGATGCACTTGAATACTTTCTATGGTAGTATGGACCAGGATAATAGACAGCAGCTGATGATCAAGCTGAGGAATGATATTCGTGCAGGAACTCTTACTGATGAGGCTATAGCAGAGTATGGTGAGGAGTATATGCGGCAAGGTGGATCTCCTACAGGCTGGCGTAGTGCTGTACGAACTGCAATAGGAAGGACACAGACAGCAGGTAAGGAGACTCTACTGGAGAAGCTGAAACCTAATAGTCCCTTCATGCATATGATGGATCAGCTAGACTGAGGCGGCTACGCCTTAGATAAAAGAAAAGCCCCAACCCTCGATAAGAAGGAAGGGGCTTTTTGTTGCCTATGGCTTATCGCCTCATCAGCATTGCATCTACTACTGCTTTGAACAGATAGTCTTTCACTCTCTGAGAAGTGGCAAGCTCTTCGTATGGAACAAAGCAAGGATGCTCTTTCTTGACTTCGTCCTTCTTGTCGCCATACTTCCATCCAGCTGAGGCTTTTTCTGCTAACCAGCTGTTGTGAGAATCAGAAGGCTTAGCCTGCGGATTGTGCATATGATACTTCACTCCCTTAATAGCAGAATCTCTCTGCCACTGAGGAGCCGCATCCCAAGGTAGCTGGCTGCGGTCATTAAGTATGGTACAGTAGGCCCTATTTGTTTCGTGGCAGACTAGTGCAATTTCTTCACTATTAAACATGATATTTCCTTAGTTGTGGTTTCTAGAGTGGATGCCAAAGAGTTCTACGTGAGCCCTTTCAAGCGCCATGTAGTCAGCATCTACTACAGCTACATCAAGTTCTTTCCTGATCTCTCCTGCTACCCAGAACTCAAAGCGTGCGGTGATGGAATTCTTTCTCATCCCACTCCATTCTTTGGCCTTGAGTTCTGCTGAGGTGGCGAAGTCTGGATGGTCACTTCTTTTATTCTCTCCACTAATACTCTGTTGCAGATTGTGGAGAATTGGGTTTAACTTAGCTGCCATGTTGATTCCTTTACATTCTAGCCAGTATATGGCTTCTTGATACTTTAAATCCTGCGGCATTCTTATGCCCTCCACCCCCATAGCCTACTGCTACAGCAGACACATCCATCCCATTTGGAGTACTTCTTAGAGAGAATACTCTTTCCTTCTCAGTATCATAGTAGCAAGCTGAGAACATAGTACCGTCTCTGTACTCTGCTGCCATGATATTGCCTGCGTCACTAGCAAACATATGAGGAAGGCAAGCTACTGGCACTAGCCAATCTCCTATAGGCATCAGTCTTTTAGTGAGTAGTAGCAATTCGTCTATGTCCTTGAAGCGTTTACGCTCTAAGATAATTCCTGTGTAATACATCTGAAGCATGGCTTCTTTGCCCCCACTCATAAGAGTATCCCACTGCTTGAAGTCCTGCTCATAAGCAAATAAAGCCGCAGTGATCTCTCTTGTCCTAGGTAATTCAAATCTCCACAGATCTCTATCTTCTATATGCCCAAGAAGGAGAGGTGGTTTATTGTAATAATGGTCATCTTTCTTTACAGGAGCATCAGTACCAAGGGCATTGTGCAGGAAGTCCCATGCAATCATAGCCCCACTCTTATTCATATCCGTAATTGCGTAGAAGTTGTTTATGAACTCATCGCTCTTAATATTAGATAAGGAAGCAAGGTCCTCAATAGCTGCCTTGTGGTGATCTAATAAGAATACAGCAACAGCAACAGCACAGAGGTCTTTCACAACTTCCTTCTTATAGGAAAAGTCTACTAGATAAACAACTCTGCCAGTGCAGTCTGGGGGAGATTCTTGGTATACCCCAGGGTGGAATTTATATTCCTCACTGTGATCGTGGAAGCACCAAGCTGCTCCGAAGCCATCAGCACAGTTTGCGTGATAGATAACAAGAGGGCGTTTGTAGTCTTTGGTAATAATAGTCATTGCATTCTTTCAGTTGTTGTTAGCCAATTGAGATCTAGTAGATGAGGTGGCCACTCAGCAGCTACTTTTAACTTAGGCATATAGCCTGTCTTTCCACGAATCTGCATGACTTGAATCTTATCTGCTGCTTTGAGAGAAGATAGAATCTCAGCCAACTCTGTTACTTTTGCAATGTCTTTGTGTACAACCTTCCATATATCTGTAGAAGAAGCTGGTATTGCCCTGTGCATTAGATACTCAAGAATGGCACCAGATACAACAGCATACTTATTCTTGCCATATTCACCTAGTGCTCTTGGCATAACTTTCTCAGCTGCTGCTAACATAGTGTTTGCCCTAAGCATATGTATCGCATCTATCTCAGTAGAGAGATCAGCAACCGCCATTATCAAAGATAACTTTAGTAGGTGTATATACCTCCGCTGTGCATAGTAATTAAAGCGAGGATCATCAACTGGTAGCTCCTTACTATAAAGCTCTGTTCCTAACTTCCTTGCAGAAGCTGATACTTGGAAAGAGCCAGATACTGCTCTTATCATTTTCATCCTGTTAACCAGGTCAGCCTTCTTATTATTACATAGCTCAGCTGGCCAAGGTATCTTAGTTCCTGTAGGCTCAGAGTATATCATAAGGACACGGGAGAGGAATCCATTGCCTAGAGCTTCAGGAGGAAAGGCTAATGCGAATCCTTGAACAGTATTCCCTCCCAATAAGTTGACAGTAGGCTTCTCAATCTTCACACTCTTACCAGTAATCTTAGGCTGTGTATATTCTGATAGGTTGTCCCATAGGTTAGTGAGCATAGTAACAAACTCCATGTTATTCTGCCCAATGAAGTCAGTGAATTCCCCAGAGCAGATATAAGATTCTGAAGGGGCGTCTAGGTTAATAGATTCTAAGTCATCAAATCCTTCCACTATGTCTATTGATTTCATATCCATTAGGAAACGTTCTTTCGAGGTCTTGTCAGCAGCAAACCTTGTATAGCCTAGTGCTTTCAATAGTCCTTTACCTACCCCCATAGCAGAGCCTTTGCGAGTCCCAGGAGAACCCATGAGCATCATGAACTGATTAGGATAAATAGTATGTGGACCTAGCTGAAAATGAACATTGCGGCCAAGCAGTGCGCCAAGAATAGAAGCACATACCCATCTGTGATATATGGCAGGAGCTTCGCTATTAGGCAGGTCAGCATAATCCATATAGTCCGTGAAGAAGTCAGCCATCTCATTTCCCCTTCCACTTTCTAGTCCCATTAGGATTAGACTCATCCGCTTCCTCCCAGTTATTACCATACTTAATATCCACAGGAATCACCATAGTTCTTCCATGCACTACTACAGGGTTGTTCATCATCTCAAGAACCTTAGGAGCATAGTAGCTTCTCAGCTCTATCTTCCATTGCCCAAAGATAGAATCATGAATCTGAGCCTTTATCCTTATATCACCGTTACCAGGTAAGACTAGCTCTCTATATACACGCAAGAGTCCTCTATCGAGGACAGTGACTGAGAGATTCTGCGGCTGGTGGGCAACTGCTCCACGTAGCATATTATGGTTCTTAGTAATATCGCCAAAGAACCTACGAGTATGGCCAAGAGGAGAAACAAGCATACTAGTATCTCGTATTTCATTGTAGAGTTCCTTATACCAGAGTTTAATGCGAGGGAAAGGTTTATGATAATGTTCAAGTAGAGATGCTGCAAACTTCTTGATAGTAGTTTCCTCTGGGTGATTGGCTCTCGGGGCTGTCACTAACTTCTTACCGAGCTGAGAGGCTGTCTCCATTAGAATGCGCACACCAATATTCTCAATGAAAGTACCAGCACCCATCATATAGTTGGTGCCATGCACAATCTTCTTCAGTACTTTATTTCTAAAGAAATCACTAACCTCTTCATATTCCATGTTAAAGAATAAGGTACCGAGGGTCTTGTAAAAGTCTTTGGTAGCATCTTCGAGAGCAGCAATAAGGGCCTCTTCTTGAGAACAATAAGCAGTTGTTCTACCTTCGGATTGCTTGTTATCCGCCTCGAATAGTTCATATCCAGGATCAGCGACCAGCATCCCCTTAGCGTATCCTGGAACATTCTGTACCTGAGTTCCACACCATAGGGAAGAAGCCTGACATGCCATTCTTCCAGTCTCTGTACCAAATGGATTGAGTGCCCATAATAGACGCCCTTTGTACTGCAAGAAATCATAATAAGTTCCTATTGCCTTCTGTGCTTCACGATAATTAATGATGTTGCTTGTCAGTCTCTCAAGCAGTGGATGCTGTTCACCTACAGCTTTAAGATTCTTCTCATCTGTAGCAGACTTGCTCTTGCCAATCATAGGCTTCTTGGCGCCAAAGACATTGTAGATATACTTCTCTACTTGCTGCCAGCTTCCTGGATTAAAGTTAGGATCAGCAAAGCACTTCCGTAGTTCTACTCTGGCACCTTCTAGCTGGATAAGGGAAGCAGCCCGCTTAGTTGCACGGGCAGCAGGATCTATCTGTAACCCTTCAAAGTTACAGTATAGAGAAGGATAGACCAGAGGGAACTTGTCTGCATAGTTTCTCAAAGCATAGGCAGGACTCTTGCGGAGTTGTTCTACTAAGATGCGGGCAGTCCACCAAGTATCCTTTGCATTGTATATCCAGTATCCTTCTATGTCCTTACTCTTAGACGCAGCTTCTGCTTGGTCTTTCCAGTAGATGTAATCATAGCAATGCGTGGAAGCTACAAAGTCCAGAGTCTTAGGAAGCTCTGAGTAGGCAGCATGGGCCATGGCCATAGTATCATATGTCCAGTTGAGGGGCTCACAGTTGTAGCGAATAAGGTGGGTAGCATCATACATTCCATTGTGCATAACCTTAGTGGCGGCCAAGGCATTAGCTTGCTGCATGAAGCGAATAGCCCTCTTGTATTCCTTATCTGTTTCCCAATGGTCAATACCAAAGTTAATTAAAGGAAGCACATAGGTTCTGAGGGAGCCATCAAGATAGATGCCAGTCCATGAGGCACAGGTTATCACTGTCTCACCTGCTACACTAATACCATCTATTTCTTTCTCTTTAAGAGTAGATGTTTCAATATCATGAGAGATAGCGAAGGCTCTCCTAAGATCATGATAGGCATCATCGAAGTAGAGAGTCTTATCCAGCTTGGTGAAAGAGAATTGCCTAGCTTTTGTACGCAAGTGCTTGAGCTTAGCAATATCATTATCCAAGAGCCACTCTCCATGTGGCACTGAATGGATGTGGGATAAGTTATTGATAATGATAGTTGGCGTAGAGAAGTTCAAGCGAGAGCCTCTCCACTTATCTGCTGTAGGCTTCTCTCCTGGAACGCAGTAGCGCATTGTTTGCTCATTGGTCAAGAGGACTGCACTGGCATTTATGGTTGACGCTTTCTGTAAAAGCTCTCCTATTGTCATATCAGATGCTGTGTACATCCCAGTTACTCCATGCTTCTGGAGTATGTATGCAAGAGCTGATAGGTAAGGCTTCTCATCTTTATTGTAATTTACAAGAACTCGCATGTTTACTTTCTATAAAGGGTAAGAATTAGCAGGAAAGGCCACTACCCAATTAAGAGCAATGGCCTATCATAAGATTCTCTACTTAATGCTTAAGCTGCATCAGCAGTGTTAATTGCCCGAACAGAGATGTTCTCGTAGACTTGCTTAGTTTCCTTATCAACTGTAGAACGTGTAGTAATACGAGCTTCAAATTCTGCATCAGCCAGACCATCAATCACGTCCTTGATAGAGGCACCTTCAAAGGAAGATACTCCCAAGGCCCCCATAGCAGCCTTCTTGAAGAACTTGATACCATCTTCGTTGGCCATAAAGGTTTCGCTGAACATACTACCATCAGCAACTGGCAAGTTACCAGCAAGAACTTCTTTCGTGGAGACAACAGAGTAGCTCATACGGATACGCTGTTTCTGCACATCAGGCTCTGCCTTGGATTTGTACTTCTCAATCTTGGCTTCTTTCACTTTCAAGACATAAGTGCCAGGAGGTGGTGTAACAAAGTCTGGCAATGTTTCCACATCATCCATCTTAATATCCATCATTGCATCGAGGTCGAGGATGGTAACATTTTGTGTAGGTGCGTTCATGATAATTCTTTCAATTAAAAATACAAAGGGTTTAAATACTTACTCAAGGGGGGTTAGGATGTTTTCTTCAGTGCTAGTTTCTCCGCTAAGGTTAAAGGTTTATGAGCAACAACAGTAGATACTGCTTCAGGAACAATGTCCTCAGGATCATCTGCGGTTGGAAGGGAACTAAGAGAGCCAGTCTTTAAGATTCCAGCATCAATCAAGATAGCTTTCATAGAAGGTCTCTCTGCTTTCTCAAGCATGGCGTTCACCCTAGAGCCTGTTAAGAGATCACCTCTATAGGTAGAAGAGGAGCCTGCTACGTGCTTGTTCATCTTCTTATGGACATAGGCCACAGTACCAAAGAACTTCGCACACTTAGAGGAGAACTGCTTAGAGCCCATGAGAGGATAGATTTTATCTTTCCCTTCATTATCTTCCAGTGGAATCTCGTGTGTTATCACAACAAAGTTGGTATGAGTTGCTTGCTGTACAACAGACATAACATCCCCAAGCCACTTGTTAACCATACCATACTCATCAAAGGTAGGCTTGAACATTTGTGGCTTACCAAGGCAGGCTGCTGCCATTGCGCTATCTCCTAACTGAGAGCCAGAATCAATCACAACAAGGTCATTATGTGTACACTGAGATAGGCACCACTTGATGAAGGGCTTCTTATCCTTCAAGCAAATAGCACAGTCAGTGCGGCCATGTTCTTCGCAGATACTAAGAGGAACCTTGGCAGAGAATGCTTTCAAGATAGTCTCAATACCAATAGGATTATCTCGTGTGTCACGCACTTTGATGACTACGATCTTCTCCATCTCTTGATCTGTTAGGCCCATCTTGAGTAGGGATTCAACACCATTCTCTAAGTCGAACCAGTAAATCTTGGAGACTTCTGGGATAGTAGCTGCTGTTGCAACAAGAACAGTCTTGCCACTCTTAGGAGGGCCATAGACTAGAAGGGAGTGATTGGAATCTACTACGGCCTTAGCCGCAGCAAGTTGTTTGAGGTTCATATGCTTTCCCTTTTAGTATATTCTGATTGCTTATCCACTAGCATCCTTACGTCTTTTGACAGTTCAAAACAGAGTTCATGGTGGCCTTCTGTTGTTGCCTCAGGAGAATAGAGAGTGACTACTCTTATAATAAGATCAGAGATAATCCAACGGCAGATGTTCTCTATGTTACTCTCAAGCTCCTCTGATACCATGCCAGAGAATGTAGTGGCTATCATATTATTCATGTTCACTACATTCAGCACAGCGCAGACAGCATTCACATATGGAGTACCTTTTACCTCCCCTATATTGTTCAGCATCTCTTCTACTTCTTCTGAGAAATTAGCTGCGACTTCTTTATCAATGCTCATTCTGCTTCTCCTATAGGATAGTTGATATTCTTGCGATGTGGTCTTGTATAAGATCATTTAGCTCATACTCAAATTCATACTCTAGCTTATCTTCTTCTCTTTTCTTTAGGATATCTGCTGAGTGAAGTGTGCATACGCCGAAGTATTTGCATGGCCTATTGTATTGCAGACAAGATTCACCACGCTTAGGATATACTCCAAGTTCTGCCATCTCTGTCAGATGCTTAACATCTAGGCCAAGTGATATAAACCAGTTGAGCCTATCTGATAATGTCTTGCTCCATTCAAAGACTTGAATCTTAGGAGTGAAGTCCTTAGGAAGCTGCGCTACGAAGTATAGAACTCCATAAGAAGAAAGGTTCTTTCCAGCAATCTTATCAAGAGCAATGGAATAGCCTAGTGCTTGCCCAGAATTCTGATACAGCGGTGACAGATCAAATAGGTTCATGCCAGTAGTTTTAACCTCGAAGACTACGTGCTGATCTGTATATCTATTCTTCAATACAGCATCTATATAACCTACGAAGTAGAAGTCCTCATTCACATTGAGCCTGAAGCCTAGCTCTACAGCAGGGCCTTTGTTAAAGGATACTACTTCATAGTCAATAAGGATAGTATCTAACCTAGGGAAAGCTACTTCCAAGGCAGCAATGCAACGGGCTATAGACTTCTTATCTGTTTCTATCTCAGGCTGATAGGCAAGCCATGCTTCATACATAGCTCTATTAGCATCCTGAGTTGCAAGATAAGTAGCAGCACCCACACCAAAGGCAGAGCCAAAGGATAGATGCTCTGATTCTTCACGCTCTATCTCAGTCACCAGCAACTTGTCCAGCTGGAACTTACGCTCACAGGTGTGTAGAGTTTGCAAGGTAGAATGAGATAGGCGGATAGGAATAACTTTATCTGTTGTCATCATATTTCTGCCTCTTTACGGCAGTCCTTTTGTCTAGCTCCCTCTGGATATACCAGATAGCTTTCTTGAGATCTTCTTCTGACTTACCTTTAAGGTCTGCACGCCAGATATACTTAATCGCATTCCCAAGATTAAAGCCCATGTGCTCTGTGATCTGAATGCACTCTACCCCACTTGGGTGATTTGTATAGTGGGATGGATGCTCTACTGGGTCAGTTGGTATGCTCATAATCTTATACCAACTTGTTCTTGTATTCAGAAGTATAAACAGCAACACCACCTGCTTGCTCAATTAGGATAGCAAAAGCAATGGCAGCTTCTCTTGTATTGAACAGCTTATACTGCTGAATATCGCCAGGCTGCTCTTTGAAAGTTACTTTGAACTCCAAGGTAAGAATCATTCCATTTATCATTTTATTCTCCTTCTATCATCAGATAAACAATCTTATAAACCACATTAGGATACTGCAAGCGCAGTCTGGCAATCTTTGCTCTAGCTGCTGCCAAGCCATAGACAGTGCTATCTACTATGACCTTATCTGTAATATCAAGTATAGCATACATGATTAAAGCTCATCAAAAGCTGCTGCAATTTCCTCAGCTGTAAGAGCTTTAGATGCTTTAGCCTTCTTCTCTTTAGGAACTTTCTCAGCAGCAACAACAGTCTCATTCTTCATAGCGCGAAGTGCAATAACCATCTGTCCAATATCCTGCGGGAGAATGAGATAGCAGGCTTGAGGATTCTGAAGCAAGGACTTTTTAAGGTCTGTCATTGCGCCTTTCAAATCCATGTCAGATAGACTAGCAAGCATATCAATCTTAGCCTTGATGTCAGCGTAGGCTTGAGCATCTTCCGGTGTAGCACTGGATAAGTCAGCTTCCTGTTCTTCTTCCTCAGCAACTACTACCATGATCTTTGCTACTACCTCAGCAGGAATCTCCTTCTTGGACTCTATATTGGTAGCAGATGGCTTGGAAGATTCTTCTGGAGTTGCGGTAGTTATCTTCTTTAGTGCCATCTTCTCTGCGAAGGATAGAATCTTTTCTTCCACTTTCGGCGCCTGTGCAGACTCTTCTACTTTGACAATAGGCTGAGGGGAGGCTTCTACCATGCCCTTGAGCGCAAGCTCTGCGGCTCTCTTAGCTGCAATCTTTTCAAGTAATGAACTCATGATCTTAATCTTTCTTTGTTGCGAATGTTGTTCTACGTGCTGCAATAGCGGCCTTCATGGAATCCTCTTTACTTACTTTCCCGTATGGGCCAGTATAGGAAGAAGGGACTATCTGGCTATTCTTTAGCAGGAGGATGCGAATATCTTGCTTTGTCGTATCTTTCTTTGCCATGATCTTGTCTTTCTATATGGAATACTTTTCAACTAAGTTGGCAAGAACATCCTTCTGTTTAAAGGACAGCTTGTTACCGATCTTAGCTTTGAGATAAGCCTCAATGGAAGTACAGAATCCTCTTTCCCAGGAAGAAAGGGAACAGGTTCTTAGTAGCTGGTCAATATTATCCAGTTGAATATCCTGATCTGTCTTGAATGCATCCGCAGCTGCTTCATATTCTTGCTCTGCTTCAATCATCTTGGTCATCAGAGCTTCTTCTTTCTCTGAGAGAGTAGGAATATCCTCCATAGGAGAATCAAAGCCTTCAAATTCTCCATCTTTGTCATTAGAAGTAATCATTTCATTTCCTTTAGTTGGTAGCGGCTTGCTGCTAGAGTTCATTATCTGGCACCTCAATATTAATAACCGTTACGCTCTTACGAGCACCAAGTTTCACACGAACACAAGTATGTTCTACATTGGCTGGAGAAACATAGGTGTTGAAGGATAGAATATCTGTTCCAGCCTTTACTCCAGCCCTTACGAGCTTGTAAGTATCTTTACTCTTACGAGCATAGAGGCCCTTCTTGAGCATAGGAACCTGCTCTGTAGGAACAGTTATGATAATATCCCGCTTCTCAATGAGCATATCCATAAGCTCACGGAAGTTATAAGACATATCTTCTTCTTCATACAGTCCTTCTTCTTCTGGATCAGGTGGAGAGTTAATATCTGGTATTTCAAACAGTGGTGTTGTCATTTAGCGTATCCTTTCATTTTGAAGAGAGTTGATAATAGTTGGGTGCGTCTTCCAGCTACGAAGAGCTTCTACCTTAGCACAGCTAAGATGCAATTGAAATTGGTTAGCTTTTATAGCAGCTTCACATTGAGCTATTATTTTGCTTTCTACTATAAGCTCAGCCTCTACTATCTCTGCAATGGTAGGAGCTTGGAAGATATTTGTAATGTAGTGTGATAGTTTCATAATAATGAAGGAGGTATAATCCGTTATTGTAAGGTGGAAAAAGGGGAAAAAGTTGAAAGGAGGGTGAATTTTTTTATGCTTCTAACCTCCTAAGTATTATCTTCTGCTCGTCAAGAGTAAAGATCCTCATTATCTCACCCATAATCATGCAAGCTCCCATTAGGAAAGAAGGATTTGTGCTATCCATTCTAGCAGCAGCTACGGCTAAAGATAAGGCAGGCAATAGTCTCTGCTTGGAAGCTGGAATAGGATCAAGTAACCCTAGCCACACCTTTAGGGTAATAAGTGCAGAGTTAGGAATCCCTCCTTTGCAATAGGCTACTGTGAGAGCAATAGTAAGTTGCCTTGTAGCCTCTAGGTCAGCTAGGCATGAATAGGAGGGATCATCTAAGTCAATTATCTGGATTATTGGTGAAGGCATAATAAGCTACATTCTCTGCTATATACTTTATATGCGCTAGAGCGTTTCTTGCAACACGAGCTTCTGAGCTTAGGTAATCCCTATCCAATGCAAGAGAAAGCTCTTGGATATGGTAGGCCAGGCTCTTAGCTCTGCAAGCAAGGTAGGCTAATCTTTCTGATCTAGGAGCATCTTTCTCTGGAAGTATACAGGCCTCGTCAGGAGGCAAGGGTTTAGGAGATGTCATTATCATTCTTTCCTGGCTTTGGTTGAGAGTGGAAGTGTGAGATAGTCTGCACCTCTCTCAGTGCATACTGCACATCCCTTAGCAGTGCATCCATATTAGCATGTAGTGCCAGACAATCTCCTAGATGCAGATCTGTACTATTAGTACTACTCTTTATCAGTGTGCGCAGAGTAGAAGCCTGCCCTTGGATTCCAGTAAGAAAGAACTTACACTGGCCAAGAAGCAAAGCTCTACGCTGTGCAGGAGAAGTATGCTGGAAGATACCATTCCTTTCCTTTAGGATTCTTGTGATAACTCCTTTCTCGGCAGGAGATACTACCTTATAGCGTTCTTGCAGTGTCTCAGTTTGCATCTTGTATAAGGGGGAATACTTTCTAAGTGAGTATATCATAGTGGGACTTTCTTTATGGTTGAGGGTAATGAGCAAGGGATACAGATATACTTGAACATAGGCTTCTTAGCAGCCTTGCCAGTAATTAGATCTTTTTGGGAATAAAACATTCCACAGCGATCACAGCTTCTGGCCTTGTAAGCGAAGTCATTAAACAGACCAGCTACTCCTGTTTTAATAGGTTCAGCTGTCTTAATAATAGTTGGGGGTTTATCAAAAGGGTTCATGGTATAATTGGCACAGAGTCTCTAAGGTCTGCGCCTGAGTTGAAGTATTCCAGCTTATCTTTCAGGGTATTCCCTTTGATTCGCTGGTTATTGATTGCTTTAGCAATAACATCTCTCATTGCGATGATAGTAACTTTGGTTCTGGCTCTTGTTGCTCCTGTATAAAATAGTTCACGATAAAGGGATACTGCAAAGTCCTTATGCAGAATGATGAATACTTTTCTCCACTCAGAGCCTTGAGCTTTATGCACTGTTAGGACATAGCCAAGGGAGAATACCTGAGGTGCAAAGTCTCCTGTTGCAGAGAGAGTATCTTCTGTCATATCCTCATAAGTAACAGTAATGACATGAGAAGACTGCTGCTTACGCTCTGCCTTTTCTTCCTCTAAGGCTTCCAAGTTAAAGTTGCTGTAGTCAATCATTACATCATCTAAGGAATCATGATGCTCACCAAGTCTACGAACACCAAAGCGTGTAAGATCAGAGCCAGGAATCTGAGGTTCCCTTCCGAAATAGGCTGGGTTTCGTTCAATCTTAGTAATAAGCCCGTCTCTCTTATTGAACATCACTTTATCATTCATTGCAAGATAGACTTTGTTCATACCAGCAAGAACTTCATGCACAACTGCTTTCCTCTTATCTCCTAAGAATTGCGCTATGTGCTTGTTCATATTATCTGTACCAAGAGCCTGCTTATTCCAAGGAGACAGAATCATACAATCTTCTGGGTCATACTCTGCTTCGCCGTCTTTATCTACTTTGGTAGATAGGGACTCAAAGAAGCCTCTGAGCATGAAGGAGATCTTTTCTTGGCCTACTTGTACTTTGTTTCCTTTCTTGTCCTTACCAAGGGGTTCTACAACACGATAGTTCTCATCCTCTATGATAGCAGAGCCACCTAAGATATTATGAGCATTTTCTAAGACAACACCTTGGTTTCTGTACACTTCAGTGAGTTCTACGACAGGCAGAGAGACTAAGGCATAGTTCAGAATAGAGGGGCCAAAGACTGGTGGAAGTTGGTTAATATCTCCAATGAAGATAATCTGCACACCTTTAGGGAGGGCATCATAGAGTTTCACCCAGAGATCATGAGCACCGACCATAGAGGCTTCTTCAATGATAAGGTGCGTAATGTCTAGAGGATTCTCTGCTGTTTTCCTAGGAGCAAAGCGGAACTTCTCTTTTCCTTCTGTAGAATCCCAATAGGTTTCAGGCTCATACTCAAGGAGAGAGTGAATAGTCATGATATTATGCTCAAGGGCATCCTTCAATTCTTCACTCTTATGAATAGCTTTACGCAAGTTAGAAGCTGCTCTGCGAGTGTAAGCCACAAATGCAATAGAAGGAGCTGATTTGTAGACTCTCTCTCCTAAGGCATTGTAGGTTTTGAAGGTAGAAGAAGATAGCCGGGAGTCTAGAAGCAGAGACTCAGCTACACTACGCTGTGTAGTAGTCTTGCCAGTACCAGCAGCACCAATAAGGACATAATTCTTACCAGATAGAGCCATCTCTTTGGCATGAAGTTGCTTATCATTGAGGATGATATTGAGGGCAAAAGATTCTCCCTTGGAGTTGAAACCTTTCGTTTCTTCCACTGTTTTCGAGAGAGCTTCTGTCTTGCCTTGTAACAATTTGTTGATCTTGTTTTCATTCACAGTTCCTTCTATCTCAGAGGCATAGATAGTGGCTACTTCCTCTAAGAATTCTTCCTTGCAAATAGTAGGGGAAGAATCTCTATCACCAATAGAAGTGAAGGGATCATCTTTGCTTATTGAGGTAGAAGAAGAAGATAGGGAAGAAGATAGGGGATTGCCTTGGCCTTCGGCCTGTTCTTCTATCTTATCAGAGTATTTGGCAAAGAGGAAGGCGTCAAGAGAGCCATTCTCAAGATTCCTCTGTGCCTTATCACGCAGTAGAGCCTTGATGAAAGAGAGCTTAGGGATATTCTCTACTTCTTTAGCTACTGCGTTCATCTCAGTATTGAACTGGATGATCTGTTCTTTGATTGTGTTCATACTAATCTTTCACATGTTTTCTGGCATATAGCCGAATGGTATTTCATAGAGGTTATACTGGCCTATCTGAGGCAAGAATTCTTTTTCAATATAGCAGAAAGCAAAGATAGGCTTACCATACTTTGCAATAAAGATCGCTCTGGCTTCTTCTACAGTGAGAGCTGCTATCTTCATGAAGCCTTGTTTCCATTCAGACCTATTAGGGAATGTGAAATAGAATGCTGTCTCATAGCAATTCCACACAATCTCAGGAGCAATACAGGCAGGAGATTCAAAGTATCCTATGGTAGTCTGTGGTGCATAGGTAATAGCGTAAGCATCTTGACCATTAAATTGATTCTGATACTTCACAACTGCTGTTACTCTAGGATCATCTTTATAGTAGCCATTGGCTTCAATGATTTCAAGAGCGATTCTATTGGAGATAGTAGGCATGATATTCTTTCAGTTAAAAGGAGTGGAAAGGTTTCTAATTACAGCGAAGTTGCCATCATCGTGAACTTGGAATGATACAAGAACAGGAATTATCTTATTCATTGGTATAGGAGGCACCTCGAAGTTATCATAGATAGCTTGATAAATAGTTCCATTCTTTGCTCTTAGAGTAGCTGGTGGATTAGCTGTATCTAGAAGAAGTTGAGCAAGGAAGCAGCTTATAATGCCTGGTTTAAGATTCCCATTGGGATCATTTACAGTGAAAGTTTTCATGATAGTATTTCTTATTTATCAGCAGCAGCAAGAAGGCGTTTAGCAGCAAGAATCTCTTGGAAAGATCTTCTAGGTGCAGGAACAACTTCTTCTACAATTGGCTCTTCTAATGCAATGGGTGCAAGGGTTTCAGGTTCGCTGTAAGGAACTTCATTGTCCACTAAAGACAGGTCAAGATCTTCTGTCTCTTTGCGAAGAATAGTATAAGGTTTCGAGAGAATAACAACCAAGGAAGCGGCAGATGCTGAAGTGAAAGAAGACATTTTTAAGGCAAGAAGTGCTCGCATAGAAGAATTCATTGTCAATAGAGAATCTTCCAGGAATATGCTCTTAAGCAAGCCAGAGAGTTTAGGTGACAGTGTTTCTTCTAATGCAAGAGTCTTTAGGAGAATCTTAGCGGCTTTAATATCTTCCTTATAGATACGCTGCTCTGCCCACTTAGCATTAGTAGCTGCCCAATCTTCTGACTTTTCTTTCCTTCTTTCAGCTTTAATATAGTCTGGAGTTATTTGCTTCTTAGGTACTTCCTTGTAGAAAGTATCTTGAGGTGTATCCTCATAAGTAGGGAAGCGGCTCTTAAGTATTTCAGCAGCTACTAGCTTGAGCCATTCTGTCATTCTATCTGCTACTCCACACTCGTTCACAGTAGAATCCAAGATGAGGGATAAGGTTGGTAGGTAGATATGATTGTGAGAATGGACGTATTCTTCGACAAGGGTGAGAGCATTGATTAGAGTAGTCTTTCCAGCAGTGCGTAGAATAGCATTCTTTTGCGCCCCTGAATCACTAGGTTGAAAGCGTAGGAGATCATAGTCTATGGCCACTGTCAAGAATATACCTGCAAGGATTTGAATATCCAAGAGGTTCAAGTATTCTATACCTTGGGAGATAAGACCTCTGCAATTATCTACTGACTGGAAAGGAGAAGTCCATACAAGAGCAGAGCCAGGGATAGCAGGAATATCAACAAGAGACACTATGCCAGTGGTTTCACAGACTACTGTGATCTGCTCATTCTGTTTGGATAGTAGAAGGTTTCTACCAACTCGTTGTTTCTTGTTGTTTCTATTAGCCTTTGCAGTGTTAATAGAAGGAGTTGTGATTATCTTGTTCAAGATGTTTATACTAGCTGTGTCAGCTTTAGAATAATCAGGCATGATATGCTTTCTATGAGGGTTTATAAGGTGTACTACTGGCAAAAAGACTGTTGCTAAAAAACAACACTATCTAGCCAATAGTTATTTTATCACACTTTTTCGATTGTTCCAAAATTTATTTTCACCATTTTACTCTATAGAATGTCTTTCCCTTCTAAGTATCTCAAGCCTTCAGCTAATTTGGTATCTTCATCTTCTTCCTCCTTATTATCAGAAAGAGCATTCCAGTCATCTATGTTAATGGGTGCTATTGTCCCATGCTCATAGAATACTTCTTTATCTCTATTTTTAGGAGTTATACATTTACGCGGTATCCTTGTATCTGATAGATCCATTGCAGCCAGTAGCTCATCTCTAGAAGGTGCTCTTTCTTCTCCTCTTCTCAGCTTGGCATTAGCTCTTGGTAGGATTTCAATAGGTACTGGAATATATCCATGCTCTGTATAGTAGTTATAAAAGCCACAGGCTAGTGCCATAATAGCTACTATACTTAGGGGTCTAGTATCATTGTTCCACTTAGAAATAATACTCATAGCTTTCTGTATAGTTACGTTCCTCTTAGTGGATAGTGGATACTTGGTATTCATTTCCATATCCATTAGCAGTTTTGTTAAGTATAAGAACGTCTCAGCTTTAATAATGGTTGTCCTAATGATTCTTTCCCCCGATGTTGTTGAGGGATAAGAATACTTGACTGCTACTAAAGTGCCCTGAGATTGTTTTGTCTTGTCACAGGCTATAATTTGTGATGTCTGCATAATGATTCTCCTTGAGATAATGATAGAGATTGATTAGAGGATGCGAAGCGACGATGTGTTCCAGTGTTCCGCTTGGATAGTATGCTTTGAGCCAGTCTGTCATTCATCACTCCTTCTTATAATGTGAGGGGTACACAGTCCGGCAGGGAGTAGTGTGTGCATTTTGTAAGGTCTAAGCCAATCCTATTGCTAGTGGCTGCTGTGCAGCAGATAATAAGGGATAATAAATATCTCTTTTATGTGTGTAGTTTAATTTTTTAATCTGTTTCTTAATTTCTTTCCTGAATATAATTTTCTTGGGTGGTATATATACTCCATCCGAAGATGCTCTACTCTATGCTAGGCTTATAATACACTGGGGATGCGTGATTATATTGCGGCCACGGGTGTGTACCCCCCTTGTTTTCTGGACGGAGTGATGAACGGATGTATGGTGAGAATGAAGAACGAAAGCAGATATGTATTCTATAAGCAAGAACAGATTAGAAAAGCTCTGTATATACTTTCGCAGGCTTGAAGGGATGAAACAAGGCAGATAAAAAGCAGAAAAAGAACAAAAAAGGCTTGACAAGGGGAAAAAGTAGGATAGAATTCAGGACAAGGATGAGAGCTAAGATAGTTAGAAGATAGAATAAAGCTATTAGGAACAGAAGCTGATAGAAAATAATTTTTAAAAAAAGTGTTGACAGATAGAAAAAGAGCATATAATTCAGTCATCGCAGTGATGCGCCACTTGCCCCTAGTGGGGTAAACGGACCTAGACGAACTAGGAAACAAGTCCTACAAAGTAGGCGATAGGAGTAAATTATCATGCAAGTATTCGCAATGGAAGTTTCTAAGACAGAAAACAAGAAGTACGTTAAAGTCGGTACTGTGCCAATTTTCTACCCCACAGTAGAAGAAATTGCCGGATTCTGCCAAGGTGCTAAGGTTGTCAAGACCGGCGAAGATGGCATTGCAGAGTATGAAAGCCCAGAAGCTAACTGGATTCAGACTGCGATTTTCAGCTACGCTAAGGCTAATGCACGCAACAAGCTAGTAAGTGGTTCTTGCGAGCTTAAAGACGGCTTGAAGATTCCTGAGTTCACAGACTGGATTAGCAAGCAAGGTAAGAGTGAAGTGGTTACTAAAACCCTTATCACTTACTTTAACAATCGCGCTGCTCTTGAATTGCAGTCGGCTACTAACAAAGGTAAGATGCAAACCTATGTTGAGACTTTCGCTGAATCTCTTAGCCCTGAGAAGTTGGAACGACTACAGAAGCCAATTGAGGCGGTGTTAGAAGCCTGCGCTGCTGCTGAAGTTCTTTCACTGGACTAAGCCACTAAGCCGAAAGGCTTATACTAAATGAAGGCCCGCCTAATCAGCGGGCTTTTTTACGTCTATACTTTGGATCGAAATGATAATCATTCTCAAGTGGAGATATTCTAGGCTACTAGAGATAGGGGAGGGTATGGGACTTTTTTAGGTTCTCATTTGCGCGCGGGTATCAATAGCCTCTCATCCAAAATTCTAAACTTTTTAGCTTTTAGCCTTTACCTTGCAGCTTCTATCTCATCAAACTATTATCTTTTCAGACTTCTGTTAGCGTTTTGTTCCCTTCTATGCAGCCTTAATACCACCCAGCCTAGCCTTTCTGTAGAAATAGAATAGTGCTATAATGGCCTCACCGCGCTATAACGCATACTTACTAACCATTTCCAAAACAAGGAGCTGCAAAATGGAGGAGAAGATTCTAAATTACTTAGCCAATGGCCTAGCAGCTTCCCAGGTTGCTACCTTAGTAGGCGCATCACCAGGATATATCTCTCAGCTGATGTCTAAAGAGGACTTTAAAGCCAGACTCAAAGCTAGGATTCTAGACAATCCTGTGACAGTGGATGACAAGCTGGAAGATAAGTACTCTGCAGTAGAACATGCCCTTGTGAATGCTATCCAAGATGCTATACCAGGCTCAGAGCTTCCTGCTATCTCCAGAGCGTTAGAAACAGTAGCACGCATTAGGCATGAGCGCTTCTCCAGGAAGAACCCAGTAGCCACACAGCAAGTCACCATGAATGTAGTGCAGCTTACTATACCTTCTCATGTTCTTCGCCAGGATCCAGTTATTTATATGAACTCAAAAGCTGAGATCCTCTCTATTGATAATGAGCCAATGGCTCCTCTATCATCTGAGGGCGTAAAGAATCTCTTTGCTAATATCAAAGCAGCAAGAGCAGCACTTCCAATCGAACTCTAAGGAGCAGCCATGATATACACTAAACAACGCACACAGGAGCTAGCAGAGGCTCTTAAAAAGCTTTATACTCCTACTAAGAAGCCGCTTCCCACTCCGCTTCCATACTATCTTGCTGCGATAGGAAAGAAGAATGGCTGAGCTATCATCAGTAGAGGTAGATCTCCCAGAAGAATCAGTAGAATTTGCAACGGAGCTAGTTCACGCTAAGCCAGATGAGGCCCTAGAGCGTGGCAAATATGACCTTAACTTCTTTGCCGGTCTCCTGATTCCCAATGTGATGGTATCTCCTTTCCCTCCTTTCTATTGTGGGCTCTTTAAGATCCTAACAAATAGGAGTCCTGATCAGCTTAAGAAGATTCTACGCTTTGCATTAGGGCTCCCTCGTGCTCATGCTAAGACTACCTTCATCAAGGTTATCATCTGTTGGCTTATTGTCTATGATAAGATAAGCTTTGCTGTCATACTCTGCGCTAACCAGCCTCTTGCGAATGAGCTGCTATCTGATGTGAATGATATGCTATGCTCAGACAATGCAAGGCTAGTCTATGGAGACTGGGAAGGGCAACTAAGTACTGATTCACAGGAGCTTAAGAAGTGTTTATACCACGGAAGAAGTGTTATTCTAGCAGCCAAGGGAGCTGATTCTGCTATCCGGGGTATTAATATTAAGCACAGGCGGCCGGATTTGATCTTCTGTGATGATGCACAGACTAAAGAGAATGATGATTCACCTACTGATCGCTTGAAATTCAGGAAGCGTCTAGTAGCAACTATGAAGATTATAGCCCCTATGGGGGACAGACTCATAGTCTACGTAGGGAATATGTACTCAGAGGACTGTATCCTATTCCAGTTGAAGAATAATCCTACTTGGATTTCTCTTGTAACTGGTGCAATCAAAGAAGATGGACAGCCACTTTGGCCAGATCTACACTCATTAGACTCTCTCATGGAGTCCTATTACCATGATGAGGCCTTAGGAGAGGCTGATGTATGGTTCGCTGAGATCATGAATGATCCTGTATCTAGATCTTCTTCTCTACTACATGAGGCTATCCCAGCCTTTCCAGGAGATGAGGGTGAGATAGAGCCTGATGGAGTCTTTATTACGATTGACCCAGCTGGTTTTAGGGACAATTCGGATGATAATGTGATCACTGTTCACTATGTCCATGATGGAAAAGGAGCTGTATGCATGATAGATGCTGGAATCAAGGACCCTGAGCAGCTTATTATCAGAGCCCTGCAGCTAGGACTGGAGCATGGAGCCTCCTTAATAGGCGTTGAAGAGACTGGCTACCAGCAGACACTACTTTATTGGTTCAATAAGTATATCCTGGACTGGAATCTTACTGGAATCCACGTAGTACCATTGAAGCCAGCAGGAAGAAGCAAGGAATCTCGTATTCGTCTCTTTGTAGCAGAACTTTATGCGACAAACTATTACCTCTTTTCATCTGCAAGGGCAGATTTTACATGGCAGGCCATGAAGTATAAGATAGGGAAGAAGGATAATAAGGATGATATACTGGATTGCGTAGCTTATGGCTTAGATGTGCGTAATCAGTACTGGCATCTTGTGACAAACTTGAAGACTATGGGACGCTTAGAGAAAAGAGCCTCAGTTCTATTGAATAATACACCTTTCTAGGCCCTGCCTACTCACTTTTATAACAGCAAGGAATAACATGGCAACTGATACACCAACTAACTCAGCAAGCAAGGCTCTTAAGCTCACAGTAGCAGCCCAGCGTACTGTCATAGACTTTGCTCAGGGTGTTCTTACGGCTCATAGGAGCCAAGGAGAATTGCAATTAAAGATGAATGAGATAGATGTAGCCTATGCTCGCTATAAAGAGTATGGAGATACACCTAATAATGGCGTAGATACAAGGAATACCCCTTGCGGTAATGTATTCAACGATGATGATGTTACTCCCCCCTTGGTAGTATCCCAGGTGGACTCTTATACAGCCTACTTGGCTGACGTATTCCTTTCAGGTTATCCTCTATTCCCTGTTGTCTCTAACCCTTCAAATAAGAAATATGCTGAACAACTTGAAACCCTTCTTGATGACCATGCTACTCTAGGTGGTTATGTTCGCCAACTCTTGCTTTTTCTACGTGACGGGGTCAAATACAACTACTCGGCAATAGAAGTTGAGTGGGACAGTATTGACCAATTCTCCACAGTAGGGGATTTTGAAAGTGGTACTGGCCGCAAGATAGATAGAACTAAGAAGTCTTTCACTAAGATCAAGCGCTTAAATATGCGCAATGTAGTGAGAGATACTGATGTTCCAGTTGGTGACATTGCAGAGCAAGGAGATTATGCAGGTTATGTAGAGCTCATCTCTAAGACAAAATTGAAGCGTTTGCTAAATAAGCTCACAGCTAGCAATGATGTCTATAATGCCGATAAGGTGCTTGCAGCTAATACTGGTAACTACTCTTCTAGTAGCTACGTAGATGATCCTCTTATTTCTAACTATGTTACAAGCATGGGGGTAGGGAAGAATGGGGTAGACTGGGATGCTTACTTTGACGCCGATAAGACTTCTTCCTCGCGTGGGGCCTCATATGGTACTATGTATGAGAAGTTCACATTGTATGCTAGGATTATGCCTTCAGAGTTTGGTATCACTGCACCTCAGAAGAATACTCCGCAGATCTGGAAGTTCATAATCATCAATGGCTCTATAATGATTGCTGCTAAGCGAATCATCTCAGCCTATGACTATCTTCCAATTCTATTTGGGCAGCCCATTGAAGATGGCCTAGGATATCAGACACAGTCAGTGGCAGAAGGTGAGATCCCATTCCAGAAAGCTGCTTCTACACTCTTCAATATTCGCTTTGCAGCAGCTAGGCGTGCTGTATCTGATAGAGCTATCTATGACCCTTCCTATATTACAGAGAAAGATGTAAATAGCAAAGGGCCTGCTCCTAAGATCCCAGCTCGTATTGGCGCACTGGCTAATAAGAAGCTCAGTGATGTGTATCATCAATTGCCTTTCGATAACCGGGGCTTAGAGAATGTAATGTCCGATGCCCAGATGATTGTAGGCTTCAGCAAAGAATTGCATGGCCTTAATGGACCTAAGCAAGGGCAGTTTCAGAAGGGTAATAAGAGCGTATCTGAGTGGAATGATACTATGGCCGGCTCAGATAATAGGCTGCGCTTACCTGCTCTGTGTCTTGAGCATCAAGTATTCTCACCTTTGAAGTCTATTCTTGCCTTGAATATCTTCCAATATGGGGATGATGCTGTAGTGATCTCACAGAAGACTGGGGATGTTATTAACATCGACCTGGCAATGCTGCGCCAGCAAGTTCTTGCATTCAAGATAGCCGATGGTGTTACTCCTAAGAGCAAGTTGGCCTCCACAGAAGCCATCACTGGAATTCTTACACTCATTTCTACTTCTCAGATCCTGCAACAGCAGTATGGTGCTATGCTTCCTTCTATGGTCGCACATCTGGCTCAGCTGCAAGGTGTTAGGGGATTGGAGGAATATGATCCTCGTTACCAACAGCCTACTGCTCCACAGGGATTACAAGCTGCTTCCCTAGCCGCTCCGCTTCAGGCTCCACCTAGCCCTGCTCCTATAATGCCACCAGAGGCTCCTATTGCAATGCCAGGAACTCCTTAAGGAATATTATGTCAACAGAACTCTTTCCAGCACAGACACTCTCAGAGACAGAACAGACGATAGTGGCTGATGCGCTATCTATGCCGGCTGTCAAGAAGTATCTCACAGCCCTTGCCAATGATGCTATTAAGGATATAGTCTATGGCCAGGCTGAGATCAATGAGACCCCTGAATCCTATCTTCGCAGGTTAGCTCTTGTGAAGGGCAGATTAGAAGCAGTTAACACTCTTCTACAAATCCAAGCTGCGTAAGCAGTATCTTTCTTTCCCCTGGAGTATTTATTATGGCCTTCGACTTTGCTTCTATGAACCCATTTGCTACTAAAGCACCCGCACCTACTGCACCTACTACGCCTCCTGTTGCAGCTCCTGCTAAGCCTAGTGCTACGCTACCCAATAATGCCAATGACTCAACCACCCCAGTTGACCCACTGGCTCCTTTTGCTAAGATGTATGATACACCCACGCAGCAGGATACTGCCCCGCAATTTGCACTAGATAATGCTGCTCTTACTGCTGCCGCAGGATCTCTTAACTTTATGCAGGGGGTAGATCCAGCTATTATGCAACGTGCAGAAGCAGGTGATAGTAAAGCTATTATGCAGCTCATTGAACACGCAGGACGCCAGGCTTATCAATCAGCCTTGTCTCATAGTTCTACGCTGACTAATAAGTTCACTGAAGCTCGCGAAGCATTCAACAACAAAGGATTTAGCGGTAAGGTCAAGAGTGAACTTACAGTAAATGCTATGACAGGCATGGCTAATTTCGATCACCCAGTAGTTCGCAAAGAACTCATCAAAGTAGCTCAGGATATTCAACGACAGCACCCGGATGCTTCCCCTCAGGAAGTAGCTACGCGTGCTAAAGAGTATATCACTGAGCTTAGTCGGGCCGTCAACCCTTCTTCTACTACTCCTCAGAGCAA